TAGGCAAGGTAAATCGCAAAAATAACGCACAAAAAGAATTGATAGACACAGCACCGCGACCTTCCAACCCATACGCACTACCAAAGTCATACGCAAAGAAACGTCGCCACGTTGAATTGAAAGGGAACAAGTTCTTAATCCTTTGTGACCTTCACTTTCCATATCAAGATAACGAAGCTATTGAATGCGCGATTAACGAAGGGCTAAAGCAGGGGTGTGATTCAATTGTTTTGAATGGTGATGCGTTAGATTGTCACATGATTTCAGACTTCGTTAAAGATCCACGCAAGAGAAAATTCAAAGACGAGTTGTATTCAATCCGTCAATTTCTTGCATCACTCCGTCACACCTTTCCAAACGCGAATATCTACTACAAAGAAGGCAATCACGAAGAAAGATATTGGAGATATATGCGCATCAAAGCACCCGAACTATTCGACATTGATGCTTTCGACTTTCCAACGTTGACGCATTGCGATAAGCACGACGTAAAGTGGATTGACGGAAAAAGTAAACTAAACATCGGTAAACTTTCAATCTTTCACGGACACGAATTTGGAAAACAATTCCTTCCGTCTGTCAACGTAGCGCGAGGTTTGTTCATGAAAACTAAGGTGTCCGCTATGTGCGGACATCACCACCAGACAGCTGAACACAACGAACGGGACGCGAATGGAAAGTTTATAACGTGTTGGGGTGTTGGTTGCTTATCTGAATTATCTCCAGACTACAACCCTTATTCAAAGTACAATCACGGATTTGCAATAGTCAACAAAGGTGCTAATGGTGCTTTTAGCGTGAACAATTACCGCATACACGAAGGAAAAATACTATGAGAAAGAATCTATTATTTGCAATCCTGCTCGTTTTGGGAACCTCAATTATTTGGACGGTTATTTGTTGGAATTGGTGGGGACGACCTGTTGCAAAAAATGCAACAACTGAAATTCAAACGCAAGATAGCATCATTAACTACAATGCAGGTGAATACCAGATGCTATTAGAAGAAACACTTGAACTACAAGAACAATTGAATTATTATGAACTCGCTCAATCTAAACTCAAAACCACCTATCAAAGAAATCGTTCTGCTTTTATTACTGGAGATACTCTTATTCGCGTTGATGTTGTCCATTTGGTGAAGTCATGCGATAGCGTTATTGCGTCCGATTCGCTTATAATGAACAACCTAAAAGAACAATTGAACATCGAAGCAAGAAAGATTGACAACTTGCAAGAAGTGGTCGTTGCTTATGAACAGAAGGAACAATTGTTGACCGAAGAAATCAACACTCTAACTGCTGAAAAGAAAAAGTTGGAGAAACAAAAAAAGCGCAGAAATCGCGCCTTAGTTGTTACGTCAACCGTTGCGGTTATTTCGACGTTTGTTCTGAGTATTTTACTTTAGATTCGGGAACGTAAAACTTCAAAGAGAACTCAATCGCTTCACTCAAAAAAGTGTTGCGACTATTCTCACCTCGTTTCTCGTCAATCTCGTTCCACAGGTCTTTGTGTAAGTACACACAAATTCCTTTCTTAGTCTTGCTCTCTGCCATCTTCGTTTGTTTTAGTCATCATTGAACCTATCATAAGAGCGCAATAGATTTTCTCTTTTGCGTTCATGTCTTTTCGTTTTGACAATTCGAGTAGTACGTCGCCTAAAACTTTTCCTTGTTGGAAATAGGCAGCTACTGAATTGATTATTTCGCGTTCACGATCCTGTGTGATTTTTAACGCTTCGTATAGTGGTTTGTTTTTCATATTTTTTCTATTTCTTCTTTAATTTCTAATAAGTATTGATGCGCTAAACTTCCAGTTCCAAAGAATAAACTTTCTTTGAATTCAATCATTTGGTCTATTGAAATGCAAGCGCATTTTTTTGCGTGTGAAATATCCCATTCTCCGTGTTCTGAAAATGGTCTTATATCAAAAGTAAAATCGTCAACTAACTTTTGCGCCTTTTGTTTCTTATCCATATTGTAAATATAATTAAGTTATGCTAACCAACAACGTATTGTCCATAACTTGGATTGAGTTCAAAGTACATTCGCATCATTATTGCGTCGGCAACGTCTGGTGAAATACCTTCGCGGTTCTTGATTACGTCCTTCGGTGTTACTTGAAGTTTACCGTCTACGTCAGCGCGGTGTCGTTTAATCATTTCGAGCTCACGGACTATCTGTTCTTTGCGTGTATTCGATAGAATAGTGAGCTTATTCTCCTCTACATATTGAGCCAATTTGTAGTAACATTCGCTTTTTAAGTTTTGGTATTGCGGGTGTTTTGGTTTTGATCCATTGACAAACCCGCGACATTTTAAGAAGTCAACCACACCACCACCAACTCCGTCTTCGTCACAGACTACGTCTTGAAGTAAAATTGAATGCTGTTGACAGGTTAAACGAACTTTGTTCACGACTTCGTCTAACGCTGCTCTATTCAACTCAATTATATCGATAATAGTTAGACCTTCCCATACAATAATAATCGTTCTATCCTTACCAAAACGCGCGATGTCGGCTGTTATGTATTTCTTGCCTTCATTGATTACTTCGTTGCGGAACATTCTCAGCAAGTTCTCAGTTTGAAATAACTTGTCGCTATCGTCGTCGAACTCCCAGTTCCCTTCGAGCAAACGTTTGCGGTCGTATTCGGGAAGTTTCTGCAAGTTCTCAAGATAAGTCTGCGAGATATATGGATTGTCCGTTGGTAACGCTTGAACAAAAGCACGGTCATTTCTTAATTCGCCTTTCAAATTAGCGTAGTAAAAGTCATTATACAACCACCCCTTTGCAGGGTTACAAGTCATCAAACCTTTCGCTCTGTCATTGATTAATTTGTAACGAACACGGCTTTGCAAGATGTCAATGCAACGCTTTGAAACTTCTGCAACTTCATCTACGAAATAATCTGTGATTTCAATCGACCCAAATCTCTGAAAGTCGGGGTCTGAGGGCATATCTGCCAAGTCCATTAATATCGTTTGGCTTCCGTTGTACCATTTAATAACGTGGTCTTGTCCATTGTAAGTGTAGTGAACGTTTGGTTTCAATCCGTGTAAGGTGCAAAGTTCAAAGAAAGTCTGCATCGTTGACAAGCGCAACTTTTTCAATTCAGCACGACCGATTAAACCCTTTGTTCCTGCGTATTTTAGTCTTCGTTTTATCTGCCAATCGCACCCAAGAAAAGATTTACCACTGAACACACCGCCACCATACAAGACCTGCGAGATAGGGCTGTCTATGGAAAGCAATTCCAACGCTTGTTTTTGCTTGTCGTGGTAAATTATTTCACGTGCTTCCATGACTTCTTTAAAATTATATCTTTAATTGTGGCTGCTGCAACTCCGTATTCCTTACCTAACATTTCACGAGTATAAACTCTTGGTTTGAATTTTTCGCGTATTTCTACAACTTGCTTTTCAGTCAGTTTAGAACTTCCAATTTCTTCACCTCTTACAAAGTTGGTACATATTGGTTTCTTAATCCTTCCTGCATTGTATGAATGCATAGTATTTTCTCTTGGTGTTACCCATTCTAAATTGTGTACACGATTATCATCTCGGTTAAAATTTATGTGGTTGACTTGAATTTTGTTTTCATTATTTTCAATCCACGTTTGAGCAACAATCCGATGAATTTTGATCGTTGAAAATTTACCGTTGATTAAAAGCATTGTTCGATAATAACCATTTGCGTCTTTTGCAGGTTTCATTATTGAAGGTTTGCTTCCGCCTTTGTATCCAGTTGTCAGCAATCTGCCTTCGTTGGAAATCAAATAGCGGTTGTTTGTATTCGCGACATACCGCCACAATTCGTTTGGCAGTTCTTCAATACAAATGTTGAGTTGTTTAAGTGTGTAATTCATACCACTAATATACGCTTTTATTCTTTGGGTGTAACCTACAAAATACAAAAGATATTCACACCCCTGCCGCGCCACCGTATAACAATTGCTCAACCATGCTATCGGTGTTCAGATAGTTCAACGCTTCAATCTGACGCGGCAGGTATTCGGGTTTGTATGGTTGCATTAAAATAGTTTTAGTTGTAGTTTTTTTAACCTATCCATCTCAGCAATTACCTTGAAAATTTCAAAAGCTACCTGTGGGCAGATTGCATTGCCGTAGCCCTTTATGCTTTCGTTTCTCCATTTAGAAAAGGTAATTCCGTCCAATTCGGCGGGAAGCCCATCATCTCCGCTACAAATCGGGGATTGAGTTGGGAAGTTTTTCCATTGGTTTCTGCATTCCACATTGATAAATCCATTTGACGCTTCCCTATTCGATTGTTCCAATACTTCTCGCTGTGTCCATGTTTTATTATCTGAGCTGTTGGTGTTGGAAGCAATCCCATATTCAACATTCTCGGAAGTGTCATTGAGTGCATTGAACCTTCTTTTATTTGGCTGCTCTTCATTGTCGCACGAGCGTTCGTGCTGTCGAAGGCGCAAGGTGTCGGAAGCAACGAACCAAATTCGGTCGCGTCTATGCGGTGCGCCAACGGCACAAGCTGGCAATAGTATCGGTTGTACGGTGTACCCTTGACTTTCCAAGTCAACGCACACTTCTTCGAAGACCATTCCCCCATTCCAATTAGTAAGCCCACGAACGTTTTCGCCCACGACGTAGGTTGGCTTAACTTCTGAAATGACTCTAAGCATATGCGGCCAGAGGTGTCGCTCGTCCTCTTTCCCAAGTCGCTTACCTGCGTGTGAATATGGTTGGCATGGAAATCCACCGGAAAGTATCCCAATTGTTCCTCGGTGAATAGTGAAATCTGTCTTTGTGATATCTTCATAACTTATAGAATTTGGAAAATAATGACTTAAAACTTTGCGTGGAAAGGGCATCCATTCACAATGAAATGTATTGTTCCAACCCATCCATTCAGCGGCTAAATCAAAGCCACCAATTCCGCTAAACAACGATCCGTGATTCATTGCTTTGACAAGTATAATTTGTAAAGTTCACGCATTCCTTCAAAATGGATTGATTCCTTCAATAGCTGACGTTTGCGGTCGCTCATTCTTTCGACCATTGGTTTGTTCAGTTGTTGTTCAAAGTACACGTTCTTTCTCGCCTTCGCCTTGCACAACTTGTATTCTTCGTCCGTGAAGGTATCAATCGTTATTTGTTTGCTTTCTTCGAGCCAACGCATAAGCGACACCGCACGAATCTCAATTACCGTGTACTTTCCTTGTTTGTAATTGTGAATGTCTTCTGCTAACATTCGTCTCCAGCTGTCGTCGTTTACCGCCATTTCTTTTTCTTTTAGTTGTTTGGTTTGTTCCTCTTTTGATTCTGCAATTTCGAGTTGTATTTGTAAATTCGCTTTGTCACGGTGTGGTTTGTAGTGTGTAAGTACGTCGCCTATAAATGACACGCTTAACGCTCCAAAATGCTCACACTTCTTTGTTAGTTCATTCGCTGCATTTAATTCGAACGCAAGGTTGAAGTGTTCGAATGTAACCCAACGGAAGTGCTTCACAATGAAGTCGTGCAGCATCTGGAGTAGTTGCGCTTCTGGAAGTGCTATTCCATACATGGCGCACACCTTAGAACATAACTTAACGAACGCGGGGAGGTCGTAGTCGGCAACGAATGCGCTTTCTCTTTCCGCACGATCAACCCTTTGTGTAATGCTGAGCGTCGTTGTAGATGCGTTGCGCAGCATCGGAGTCGAATTTTCCATTTTTGATTTTAGTTTGATTTTGGTTTGTTGTTGCGAATGTACTTAAATCCCATTTACGAACGGCAGCTTTCCAATCCTTCATTGGATTCCTTCCAACCTTCCAACCGTTGGCTTCGTAGTGTGCATGAAATTTCTCAGTAAATGCAAGCGCATCTTTGTCGCTCA